CCAGGCCTGTTGCCTGGTCGGTCCATGTCGGCTAACGCTGATTCCTCTATGCAGCAATGCATAGACCACATGTATGAGGACACGTTCCCAAGTTGAGGACATGAAGATTCTGGATATTAAGCATATTATAGGCGGCGATATCGCCGGTACTGTATTTGCTAATACTCAGTTCTCAGGAGAAGGTTACGTCATAGCTCATCAAGCGTACCCCGAATTCGTTACAGAATTCGAGGTGGCTGATGACCTACAGGACTCCTTCGGTACCTGGTCAAGCTTCCAACACTATAAAAGAAGTGCGAAGCGTGACACATGCCTGTTGACTGCGAAGAAGGACCAATCGGACTTCCTATATGATTGGACTGACCAGGAAACTGGTCAGCACCGTCACATCGGTTCGTTCCTTAGGTACTATCCCGCAGCAGCTTGGTCTAACGTGCCATTCGGTCCCTCCGATTACCCGATAGCGGGCCTCGGAGCGATGTATGAGATCCAGGCGAATCCTACGCATTTAAGCGTAGTTCCGCCCCCGGAACTTGACGAATGGGTTGGCAGAGGCGTTCAACGCTGTCTGTCCCTAGTTCGTCCCGAAATGTCTCTCGCCAACTCGTTATACGAGTTAAAGGACGTGAAGACACTTCGTGATACCGCAGCTAGAGTTAGTCTCTCAGCCCGAGACCTCCGTGCGTTCATGCGCCAACTCGATAAGAGTCGTGCAGCGAACGCCAAAACGGCGGCGAAGGATGGGAAGACGCTCCAGAAGATCTCACGGGCAACCGTGAGTGATCTGCGTCGGATGAGCGGTGACTTGTATCTTCAATACAAGTTTAACGTGGCACCGTTTGTATCAGACACGGAAGGATTCTTTAATTCCTTCCGTACACTCCGCAAGACTGTTAATGACATCTTGTCGGAGGCTAATACCCGTCGTCGGCGTCATGCTAATTTTAGCATACCCGGCGACAGTGACACTCAAACTACCGAATCACAGCTGCTGACGAATGTCAGCGGTGTGACAGGGACGCTTGAGCGTACTTGGAGTAATCCAGGGTCAAGGTTCCATGTGGAGGTCGAGTATACGTATTCGTTTACTGACTTCCAAAAGCGGCATGCCGCGGCTCTTACCCTGCTCGACAAGTTGGGGGTTAACTTTAACCTTCCGTATGTCGCATGGCAAGCTAAGAGCTGGTCATTCGCAGTCGATTGGGTACTTGGCATAGGCCAGTACCTTAAGCGATTGCCTTTGGCCCTCATGGATCCGATACTACTCATACATCAGTGCCTATGGTCCCATAAGTTACAGCGGCATATCCAATGCCGTGTAAATGTGGATACCGTGGGCACGTTTCCTGTTTCGAGTATTGTTGAGGAATCATACATTAGATCCCTCTTCGTACCCGATTCAAACTGGATTACATCCAGTGGGCTCGACTCTAACGAGTGGAGTCTCATCGCAGCGCTGGTCTCTACCAGACGCTGACTAACCGTTGGCAAGCCCGGCAGAAATGCCGGTAGCCCGAGAGGGCTAACGTGTCAACATAACCAACGGCCCCGAGAGGGGCCATCAGTCCGTATGTTAACTAACCTACTGAACACAAACGAAATCAAGAACGCCGCGGGTACGGAACAAGAGTTCCAGTCCCAAGGCACTGACGGCCGGTCGCACAGCTACTCCCTTATCGGGGAGTCGCCTGCTCTGCCCCATCGACTCCGGATTAGTCATCTGGAGTCCGGCGCAGGCCTGAAGCTAACTCGTCGATCCATGGTCCGTTTTGACAAAACGGTACAATCCACGGTTGACGCAGCTACGCCCGTTACGATCTCGGCATATGCCGTTGTCCAACTCCCAGTGGGAGCAATGGTCAGCGACGCCGAGTTCAAAAACGTCCTTGCGAACCTCGTGTCTTTCCTTGCCAGCAATGGCTCGGATACCACGATTAAGTTCGACGGATCAGGCACCGGTTCGGCAGTACTGCTCGCTGGGTCCATCTAAACAACATAGCCAAATTCTCGGCTATGAAGATGGGCACCAAAAAGCGGTCCTTGATGCTAGCGACAGTAATGTCGCTAGTCGGTATCGTGTCTAGTTGTGCCTTGATTGCCCATAAGGGTTCAAGCACGATTAGTGTGGCAACGCCCACCGGACCTGTAACATTACAGGTCCGGTGGCACGCTGATGATAGTATCTCTTTAACAAATCGAGATACTACTAACGGGACCCATGTCACCAAATAGTTGACTGCGAGTTCATATAATCTACTATTTCTAGTAGACTGTGATCGTTCGTCAACTCGAGGCTGAACATGTTAGTCCACGCGCCCAATGCACCGTTCCGGTTTACCAAACGACCTTCGATGATAATCATCGTGTCGCAGGTACCCGAATCGACGTTGAGCCGTACCGCGTCGTACAGAGCCGCTGAAAAAGCCTCTCTGCTGACGTAGTCGTCCACGCTTCCTTCAAACTGGTCTTCCCAACCGTTGCCTATATTACTCATAACGGCTAACCGTAGTTCCGTGCGCAATTTGCGTACGATCTTCGGCCCGTTAGGTATGAGGGCTTCGGATAATTGGGAAGTCAGACCTTTATAGGAAGTAGCTTTACGTGTATGTTTCATATGTACATGTGGAGTTAATCACGACCGTTCCATAGGGAACTAGATAGGGTTAGTGCATACTCTTGTATTGGATACCATTATGGCTCCAACTAAGAGGCAAGATGAGACTGAAATTCAGCTCATCATGGCGCTTCTATCTAGCCTTTCAAGAAGGCATGAAGCGTTGTTTGACAAACGCGCGCTGACCAATACGATTAATATCGTAAAGGCCCGCTATGCGTCTGAAGGTATAAGTTTTCTCACGAAAACTTTGCCGAGACTAGCTAAGGCATTCGATAAGTCCTTAGCAGGGGGACATCCGTTGAACGCTACTGAGCTTAGGTTTGCACCTTTGCCAAGTAGTCAGTTGCCCAGGTTTCTGGGTGAACTGTTCAAGGAAGTCCTCGATAGTTCCGGCGTGCTCCTTCAAGAAGCACGTGCAGACATTGTCAGAGATATAAGGCAGGTCCTCGTATTGTTTTATAAATACGAGCTGCCTTATTCGACTGACCAGGAACAAGAGGTCATTAGTAAGTTTGTTAAAACTGAAAATGAACTCTCCGCCCTTACGGGGACGTTCGACGCATTGCGCGCCGAAATTCCTGTATACAGTACGCTCCCTATTCGTCGTGAGAACGACCTTAGGAACGTAACCCGTCGAGCCCGGCGCCTGCTGAACGTATTGTTCAGCGGTGTATTAAAGAGGCCTAGGACAATCGGATCCATAGAGGATCCGTTCTCCTACTGTCTCCCGCCGCTCGACCTTTCTAACATCACTCCGTCACACGGACCTGGTGCCGTTGCCACTAGGCAACGACTCTGGGCTAAGTATGATTGGACTAATGTTAGTAGTCGTATCACTGCTGTTTATCCCCTTGATGCGTATTTCTACGCTAGTCTTGGGGCAGTTTGTGATAATTATCGCGCCTTTTCGAAGGTAAGCGATAAGGATCTTCCGGCACGGGTAGTACTCGTACCGAAGGATTCCCGAGGGCCACGATTGATCTCTTGCGAACCCGTTGATTTTCAATGGGTACAACAAGGTATCGCTCGTGCGCTGGTAGGACATGTGGAACGTCATCCTCTTACGAGGCATAACGTCCACTTCACGGACCAGTCTCCCAACCGCTGCGGAGCCTTGTTAGGCTCCTTGCGGGGGGGTTTCGCCACACTCGACCTTAACGAGGCGAGTGATCGCGTTAGTCTGGCCCTAGTTCGCTTGCTGTTTCCTCCTCATATTGTTGAGTACTTGGAGGCAGCTCGCTCAGTCGGAACAGTGCTCCCTGATGGTAGTACGTTAACACTCCAGAAGTTTGCGCCAATGGGAAGTTCTTTATGCTTCCCTATACTGGCACTAACGATATGGAGCTTACTAACAGCAGCAGCACCTGACAAGTATACGCGAGAGCGTATACTAGTATTCGGCGACGACGTCATCGTTCCCACGGCTTACGCCGGGAAGGCGATGGAACAACTTGAGTCCTTTGGGTTGAAAATCAACCGGGACAAGAGTTGCATCAGTGGACTCTTTCGTGAGTCCTGTGGACAGGATGCCTTCAAAGGCTCCTGCGTCACACCGACGAGGTTTAAGTCGGTCTGGTCATCGGTTCGCCGCTCAGATACCTACGTTGCATGGATCGCTTATGCGAATTCCATGTTTCGTAAGGGCTACTTCGAGGTCTACGATAAAATCGTAGATAGTCTGCTCCATGTATATGGAGAGATACCAAGTCAGGACATGGGATTAACCTGTCCGTTCTTAGTCGAAGTGCCAGAGTTAGCACGGCCAAGGCGTTCTCGCGTAAATGCTCGTCTCCAAAAGAGACAGTATTACGTTTGGGACGTCAAGGCTAAGCGTGTAGAACACGAAATGGACGGTTGGTCCATGTTACTCAGATACTTCACAGAGGCGTCGAAAGAGGCCCCTGATGAGTTCTGGGCAGAGCATGTACCAGTCCATACGCGTGTACCTCGCAACCGTGGGGATGACTTTCAAAGGTCACCCTTCTCTGTTCGCGAATACACTCCCCGCTCTACTAGCATGCTAGTACGAACGTGGAGGTGAGCAAGCCTCGCAAGAGG